AAGCTATGGAATTGATGGATCAAGTAATTAAAAACTTTACTCGTTTCCATCCTAAACCAGATGAAATATTTATGTCTGATCCTCAAGAGGAACCAGATTTTATTAAACCACACTTTGGATTAAGATTATTCCCAGTATGGCATATTGGTTCAAATTATCTACATGAAATTGCTATTAGTTGGTATGCTTATTTAGCTGATAAAGGTGTTAATTTTGAATGGAGAGCAGAAGTAAAAGCTATAAATTTTGAAACTAATTATATAACTTATTCTTATAATGAAGATAATAAAGAATGGCATAATGCAATCTTTGGAGATACTATTATATTCGCAGTAGGCAAATCCGGTATTGACTTTGGTAAACAACTAGCAGACGATTATAAACTACCAACCGAACCTAAATCAGTACAAATAGGAGTACGCTTTGAAGCACCACAAAAATATTTTCAAAAATTAATCGATGTATCATACGATTTTAAATTATACCAAAAATTCGATAACGTATCTCTACGTTCATTTTGTACAAATAATAATGCAGCTTATGTGGCTGTTGAGAACACTTATGGGGATGTAAGTTACAATGGACATGCTAAAAAAGGAGAAGAATATCGTAATGATATGACTAACTTTGGTATTCTAATGGAAATTAAAGGTATTGAAGATCCATTTAAATGGAGTAGAGAATTAGTTTCTAAAATCCAGATTGATAGTAAAGGACTATATTATTCTCCTTCCCGCAAACCAGGACAAACATCAGAAGGAAATATAGTAACAGCTACTTCAATAAGTTTAGATGGATTAACTCATTTAATTGAACCTTCATTTAATGGTTATTTCAAATATATATGGGATTTTATACAAAATATGAATGAAGTATTTGAATTTGGAGATGATTATGGAATCTATATTCCTGAGGTAAAATATCTGTCTCCTGAACCATTAGTTGACTATACTAATTTAGCATTAACTGAATATCCAAATGTACACTTTGTAGGAGATGCCTTAAGCGCACGTGGCATTACCGTTTCTGGAGCTCATGGAATATATGTCGCAGAGTCACTTCTTTCATAATATGTATAACAAAAACATATTTAAAACTCAATGGAATTAAGAAAATACATCCGCGAAATGGTTGAGGCTGAGCTTGATGAAATGGCTCGTATCTCAACTAACATTAAAATTGGTGATCCTGAAAAAGCAGCTATCGCAAAAGAATTATATGCTGGAACTTGGTACGGTGATATGATTGACTATGTTGAAGAATCAGGAGCTACTGGTATTCCTCAACCTGAACTAGCAAGAATGTTAGGAAAATCAGGACAACAGGCTATTAATCCTAAAGTTAGGGATTTCCTTGAATCAAACATTTTTACTAAAGGTGAATTGTCTATTCCTAAACAGGAAAAACCAGAAGCTAGTGGTATTAAAGGCCGCCCAACCTCAGAAAAAACATTAATGGCTAAGGATGTTAATTCTAAGATGGAAGCAGATGGTAACTACGAACCAACAGAAGATGAATTAGCAATGTTAGGAGCTGAGTTTGTTGAAAAACTTAGAGCACGTGTTAAAGGTACTTTAAGACGCGGTCGTCCTGCAATGCCTTCTAAAGCAAAAGATGGTATGATGGCAGCTATGAAAAATATGGCAAATGCTGAAGATACAGATATGGATGGAGATGTTGATGACGAGGATTTAGATGATATTGCTGAATCAACTTCAATTAATGAAATTGGTAGAGATAATGATAAAGCATTAGGAATATTATTTCACTCAAATGATGATGAAGAAGAAGCAGAAGAAACACCATATATTTGGGATCACGATGCTTATGAAAATCTTGTTAAAAGTATGGGATACGAAGATTATAAAGATGTAGCAGGAGAAATGACACATTATTTTTCACCTGGAGATAATGATGAGATGAGGGTAATGAAAAAATTAATGGGTAATCCTAATTTAAAACCAACTGATCTTACTGTAGGAATGTATAAAAAAGCTATAAAAGACGAATACCCCGATCTTAAAACTCCATTAAATGAATCATTTATTCGCATGCAAAAATTAGCAGGTATTATTAAGTAAATTATATTAAACAAATTTTAAATTGAGGACTTGGATTACCAAGTCCTCTTTTTTATATTCAAGTAAAATAAAAGTTATATGAGCAATAAAAAAACAGATGTTAAGCGTATTAGATCCACAGATGGGATTATCCGCTATGTTAAAGATGGTAAGTTACATAACGCAGAAGGTCCTGCAGTAATTCATCCTGATGGTAAAGAAGAATACCATTTAAATGGTTTTCAATATTCAAAAGATGAATTCAAAATGATTAAAAAAGATGGTAATGGATTACCATTCTACAAACAATCAGGAACTAAAATGCGCCATTAACATGAAGATAGGATTTACAGGTACAGTAAGTGTGGGAAAAACTACACTAGTTAATTCATTAAAAGAACTACCAGAATTTAAACATTACGATTTTGCAACTGAACGTTCAAAATATTTACGTGATTTAGGTATTCCTTTAAATACAGACAGTACATTAAAAGGACAAACAATTTTTCTATCAGAAAGATGTTCTGAGTTAATTAGACACAATATTATAACTGATCGAACAGTTATAGATGTTATGGCATTTACAACATGTGCTGAATCTATAGATACATATCATAAAGATGCATTTGAAGATTATGCATCTAAATTTATAGAGGAATATGATTGGATATTTTATGTATCACCAGCTGGAGTGTCTATTGAAGATAATAATGTACGTACTACAGATGAAGAATATAGAAAACAAATTGATTTAACAATTAAATACCTATGTTCAGCACATTTACATAGAATTAAAAACTTTGGTATAATCGCGGGTACTAATGAAGATAGAATTACTCAGATAAAATCTTACTTGAATTTGTAATATTTATAACAAAATCTCATTAAATGAAACGTAAAGAACTATACAACTATATTCGTGAAGAAATTGTAAATGAATTATCTGAAGCAGGTACTTACGCTGGTAATAAAGCTGTTGATGATATGAAAAAAGATGCTGACTATAATTCATTAAATAGTCTAGCTAAGACAGATTCTGAGAAAAAACTTAGAGCTGGAGGTAGTGTTACTATTGGTGAAATGGCTCGTACTGCAAATAATATTAAACTTGGAGATCCTGCTAAAGTAGCTTTAATTAGAAAACTATATGATGGTACCTGGAAAGGAAATATGTTGGATGTAGTAGAAAAAGCAGGTGAAGAAGGTATTTCCCAACTTGAACTAGCTCTAGCAGTTGGTAAAAAATCACAACCCGCAATTAACCCTGCAGTAAGTGAATTTCTTAAAGTAGGTGCATTTGCACTATCTAAAATTACAGGTGCAACTGCAGAACCAACTATTGCTCCTTCATCTGAAGAAGAAGAATGGATGGCAGATGCGGATGCAAAAGATGATTGGGAAAAAGCAGAAGATGAAGATTCAGATATGATGGATAAAGGTCCATCGGCTGCAGATATCAAAGCCGCTGAAAAAACAGCAGTAAAAGTATCAGGTGGTAAGGGATATGCTAAACAACTTTCTCCTGAAGACGAAGAAAAATATGATCGATTAAAAAAGGGAATTGAAACTAAAATTTCTAAAATTAAATCTCTTCAAAAACCTAAAAGAGCAGCATCAAATGATATGCAGGTACTTAAAGCCCTAATTAATCGAGATGATGTTAAAAAATTATTCAAAGCTAAAGGTGTTAGTATAACTGACTTAATAGCAGATATTATATCATGATAAATCAAAATAAATTTTATCTAATCATTATAGGAGTATTAATTATAGTTCTATTAATGCAGAAATGTGGAGGAGGATGTAATCTAGTCCCAGTACTTCCACCTCCTATAACCATTAGGACTATAGATACTGTTTATACAGTGGTTACAAAGGATATTCCTGTTTATGTCCCAAAATGGAAAACACATATAAAGTACGTTCATGATACAACTGAAATCGTGGATACTGCGTATGTTATTGGGGACTATTATTCCACTTATTTTTATCAAGATTCATTAATTAATGACACACTGTGTTTTTACATTAATGACTCAATATCAGAAAATAAAATTAAATCAAGAGATTTAAAATATGTGATGTCTTTCCCAACCATAAAAATTACAGATGTAGTAATTCAAAATAAAAATGAATACTATGTTGGTTTAGGATTAATTGGAAATCAAAAAGGTATCAATTATTTTGGTCCCGAATTTTTATTAAGAACCAAGAAAAAAGATGTCTACGGAATAGGAGTTGGACTAGATGGAAATCTACAACCCAATCTAAGCCTAAGGACATATTGGAAAATAGGTAAAAAATGAGTCAAGACCTCAAACAAATAATAAAAGAGGAATACATTAAGTGCGCAAAGGACCCTGCGCACTTTATGCGTAAATACTGCTATATTCAAAATCCGGTTCGTGGACGCGTAATATTTAATTTATACCCATTTCAAGGTAAAGTACTTAATTTATGGAAAGAAAATCCATATTCATTAGTACTTAAATCTAGACAGTTAGGTATATCAACTTTAGCAGCAGGATATTCTTTATGGTTAATGACGTTTCATAAAGATAAAAATATTCTTTGTATAGCTACTAAGCAAGAAACAGCTAAGAACATGGTTACTAAAACCAAGTTCATGTATGATAATTTACCCTCATGGTTAAAAGAATCAACCGAAGAAAATAATAAATTAACATTACGATTAACTAATGGTTCTCAAATTAAAGCAACATCAGCAGCAAGTGATGCTGGTCGATCAGAAGCCGTTTCGCTTCTAATCATAGATGAGGCTGCATTTATTGAAGGTATTGAACCAATTTGGGCTTCAGCTCAACAAACATTAGCAACGGGTGGTGGTGCAATTGTATTATCAACACCATTTGGTACAGGTAACTGGTTTCACAAAACATGGGTTAGAGCAGAATCACAAGAAAACAACTTCTTACCTATTAAACTACCTTGGTATGTTCACCCTGAACGTGATCAAGCTTGGAGAGATAAACAAGATGTAGAACTAGGTGATCCTAGATTAGCAGCACAGGAATGTGATTGCGATTTTACCACATCTGGAGATGTAGTTTACTACCCAGAACATCTTGAATATATGATGTCTACTCACGTAGTAGAACCATTAGAGCGTCGTGGAGTAGATGGGAATTTATGGGTTTGGGAATCACCAGATTATACTAGAAGCTATATAGTAATAGCTGACGTCGCTAGAGGAGATGGAAAAGATTTTTCCACATTCCATGTGTTTGATATAGAAACAAATTCACAAGTAGCAGAATTTAGAAGTCAACTACCACCTAAAGAATTTGGATATCTATTAGTAGCTATCGCTACCGAATATAATGAAGCATTATTAGTAATTGAAAATGCAAATATTGGTTGGTCAGCTATAGATTCAGCTATAGAAAGAGGATATAGAAATTTATATTATTCACCTAAAAGTGATATTACAACCTCTGATTCGTATATTAACAGATACGAAGACACATCCAAAATGACTCCAGGTTTTACTACATCATTGAAAACACGTCCTTTGGTAATTAATAAGGGTCGTGAGTATTTTGGAGATCATAGCGTTATTATTCGATCAAAACGATTGATTGAAGAAATGAAAGTATTCATTTGGAAAAATGGTAGAGCAGAAGCTCAATCAGGATACAATGACGACTTAGTTATGGCTTATAGTATAGGAATGTACTTAAGAGATACAGCATTAAAAAATAAACAACAAGGATTAGAATTAACAAGAGCAACATTAAGTAATATATCAAGAACATCTCCACAACAAGGTGCTTATTTTGCAACCGGAATGGACAATCCATATTCTATGAAAGTAAATGGAGATGAAAATGAAGATATTAGTTGGTTACTTTGAAAAAATAAATTATGGCAGATACAAGTATTTTTACTAGATTAAAGAGATTATTTTCAACTGATGTTATCATCCGTAATGAGGGTGGGAATCAAATTAAAGTAATGGATGTTGATTCAATTCAACAGAGTGGACAATATAAAAACAATTCATTAGTTGACAGATATAGCAGGATATATTCCGCAAATGCTACTTCACTTTATGGTCAACAATTAAATGTTAATTACCAATATTTAAGAGCCCAATTATATTCAGATTATGATGTAATGGATACAGATGCAATTGTTGCTTCTGCTTTAGATATCATTTCAGATGAAAGCACATTAAAAAACGAAATGGGCGAGGTACTTCAAATTCGCAGTTCCGATGAAGATGTACAGAAGATTCTTTATAACTTGTTTTACGACGTTTTAAACATAGAATTTAATATGTGGTCGTGGATTCGCCAAATGAACAAATATGGTGACTTCTTCCTAAAACTGGAAATTGCTGAAAAATTTGGAGTATATAACGTTATTCCTTACACCGCATACCACATTATGCGTCAGGAAAACTACGATAAAGAAAATCCATCTGCTGTTAGATTTAAATTTAGTCCCGATGGATATGTAGGAGGTACAGGACAATTTACAGTTCCTAATCAACTACAAGATGAAGCAAATGGAATTTATTTTGACAATTACGAAATGGCCCATTTTAGATTGTTAACAGATGTTAACTATCTTCCATATGGTCGTTCATACATTGAACCTGCTCGTAAGTTATTCAAGCAATACACATTAATGGAAGATGCTATGTTAATTCATAGAATCTCTCGCGCCCCAGAAAAACGTATTTTTTATATCAATGTAGGTGCTATTCCTCCTAATGAAGTAGAAAACTTCATGAAGAAGACTATTACTACAATGAAGAAAACTCCATATATTGATCCTCAAAGTGGTGAATATAATTTGAAATACAACATGCAAAACATGTTAGAAGATTTCTATATTCCTGTTCGTGGTAACGATCAAACAACTAAAATTGAAACCACTAAAGGTCTTGAATATAATGGTATTGAAGATGTTGCTTACTTAAGAGATAAATTATTTGCCGCTCTTAAAGTACCTAAAGCATT